TGCCAGTGGAGTCAATTACCTCTGTCAACACATACCGGCCAGTTGTCGGGTCAGGCAAAAAGTTGCCTGCAAACAAAGACGAGTTGACACCCGAATCGATGTTATCTAAGTTATGGCCGGGGTGGGCGAGTAACTTCGATGTGCCAGATCCTGTTGAATCATACGCAATATCAAACTGCCACAGGTGTTGATCGCTTTGAGTAAACCCGTTGGGTTTGTAGATCTCAAACGGCACAGTTGTTGGCATTCCGGTAATGGAAGCCAAGTGCAACTCAGTGTAGTTACCGGGTGTGTTGTATGTTGGTGTGGTGTTGGTCGTGTAGTTTGTACGAACACCTGACGTGTCGTATGTCCAAAACGTTGTGCCACTAGGGAACACAGCCACGTGGTTACCTTTGACGTGCACTGTTTTAGGGGATACGTTCACCTGAATAATCACATACGTCTTGTTGAACTCAACAGGGAAGGGGCCTACACCAACACCTTGGTCTGTGCCGGTGTTGAACACCTCAACGCCTTTGTTGTTGCCGGCGTAAATGTAGTTGACGCCGTTCAAGGAGTTAGTGATCATGCCGCGGGGAATGCCTGTGGGTGAGGCAAACATCTGGCGGTATCCACCGATTTTCTTTGCCTTACCACGCTGGAACCTCGCCCACCTACCGTCACTATATTCGTCAGACTCAAAACGAGTGCCGTCCCGCTTGATGCCGGGTTTGACAAAAAGCGTGAAAATTTTGGACGGTTCAGTCGCCATTAGAAGGAGCCTCCAGAGATCAAGTCCGCCTGTACGCGGCCAATGAATCGGGTTACGTAGTTGCCCACACCAGCGGTTGCGTCCATGGTGACAATGTTGTTGCCCGCAACAGAGAAGCCAAGCTGGCCGTTGTTGGGGGAGTACATGCCTGTCACAGGGTCCAGAGTGAACGTGAACGCAGGAGACGCCGCAGAACCGCGATCTGCCAAGAACTGACCGACGTTGGTTTGAAGCAGTGGGTACAGGTTGGTGCCGTCACTGAGCACAATCACCTGAGTAGACGTTGGTAAAGCGAAAGGAGGCTGTGAGCTACCCTGCACTTGGAACGTGACGTCATAGCCTGTTTGGTTGGTGTCGTTAAGGAGGTAGTACACCTGCGTCACCGCGGGCAACTGCACCAACAAGTCTGTCGTGCGCGTGCCGCTCAGTGCTGTGTAGCGCTGAATGATTGGTGTGTTGGTGATCAGGCTCAGTGTTGAGCCGGACACCACGTCCACGTCATACGTGGCAGAAGAGAACGTCAGGCTGTTAGGGCGTGAACGACCAACTGTAAAAAAGTCTTGTTTGGCTGGGTCTTGGTTCACGCAAATAAAGCATGAGTCACCAAGGGGCAGTGCTAGGTTTGTCAGGCCGTCAATCGTTGATCCAGAAGAGGATGTGTTGATTGTCAGTGTGCCCGTGCCGTTGTTGCGGACAAGCACGTACCAGCCTGTAGACAGGCTAGACACCGCTGGCAAAGTTGTCGAACCAGCGCCACCAGTCCACACGAAACAGTGGCCGCGTGACGCGTCAGTGAACGTGATGGACGAAGAGTACTCGTTGGTAACGATCGTGCTTTCCAGCTTGCCCAAAATGGCCGCTGTGCTGTTGCCTGCCAGTGTGGCGGCGTCTGCGTAGGATGTGCCAACACCGAAGGCCACGGTCTCCCACGTGCCCGCTGTTGTGGTGTTGTCTGTAAGGTACGTGTAGTACGCCTGACCCACGGGCACAGTGAACGAGCCAGTGCCGTCGGAGCGCGACACAGTGAACGCATTAAGACCCTTGTTGCGGAACAAGATGTCTTGTCCAACAGAGGTCTGTTCTGCGTTTGGCAACAACAAGATACCACCAGCGGCGGACACAACGTCCATGATGCGCGCTGTGACTTGTTGGCCCGCGTCGTTGACGTACTGAGGCCAGTACAACTGTACCGTGCCTGATAGCGAAACAGCCTCGTAACTTACGTCCGTTGGCTGGATTGCGTTCCCTGTAAACGGGGAGGTGTATGTCGTCATTTAAGGTTCCTGTCTTGTTGCGTTGCGGTCAACCATGCGCTTCTGGTCTTCGCCTTTGAGTGCCGCGATAGCCTCGTCATAATACTGCTTCCACATTGCAAGCTTGTCTGCGTTTTTGATAAAGCCCTGTGCCTGAAGCAAGGTGCCGTACAACAAAGCCTGAGGGGCTTCACGCGTCAAAAGGTTTTCTTGATTTGTTGCGTCAAGCGGCTGAATGCGGCTGTAGTAAATAATTTGAAGTGGGTACGCGCTGTTTGGAATAGGAGCCAAAGCCCAGTGGTCATAATCATAGTCTCCGTAGTACAAAGGCTGACCGTTGTCAGACTCTGCTTGAAACTGAGACACGTAGTCCATGGACCGGTTGAGCACTGGCTCGCCGTTAATCTTCATGCTCACAGTTTTGCGCCAACGGGCCGGCTTTTCAATCACCGGATCGTTGACGTTGAGTGTGGTGTTAACCACATTTAACTGCATCAGCGTTTTGATTTGAGCCGCAATACTCTGCTCGGTCAACATGATCAACCGAGGAATCTGCTTGACGAAAGAGGCATCGTCGCGCTCAGAGTAGGTAATGACATCCTCAACGAGGCTGTCATAGGTCATTGCTTCTGCGGCCATTTGCTACCTTATTCAGTTACAGGAGGAGTCTCTTCGACTACAGGAGCCGCAAAGGTTCCATCTTCTTGTTTTACCCAACCGACTTGAACTTCGTCGGAAACATCTTCGCATTGAGCAAGGATGCTAGAATGGAAGCAATCCTCAATCGCGTAGCCGGGAATTGCTGTCAAAATTTCTACGACTGTGTCGTTAACGATTCGTGCTTTCATTTTTACCACTCCACAATTACCATGCCTGCGGCACCAAAATAAGATCCGCCACCGCCACCGCCGGGGAACCCCCCGTTACCGTTTTGACCGCCGCCACCCCCGTTGGCTCCGCTCATATTCTGGCCTCCACCGCCGCCAGTTCCAACGTAATCAATACTACCCAGAGAATTGCCGGGTGTTGGTGCCGATGATCCACTGGTTGACTGATAACCACCAGCCCCAGTCAAACCGGATCCGCCGGAGTAGCTTCCTGATGCCGAGCCACCGCCACTTGTACCACAACCGCCGGGACCACTTCCTGATTGTTGACTATCTCCGCCGTTGCCAAAAATGTTTGCAACACCGCCGCCACCATAACTGTTCCAGCCTCTTCCACCAGTATTATTGATGTCGCCTCCAGTACTAACTCCTCCTGCAGTGGGTGTAGCGCCGGATAAACCACCCGTTACGGAAAGGTAAGAGCCAAATGATGATGTGCCACCATTACCTGTTGTGCCACCAGTGGCAACTGTAACAGCCACAGAGGTTACGCCTGATCCAGCAAGGTTATATATGGACTTGATTCCAAAACCTCCACCACCTCCGCCATTCCCTCCGCCAGCTCCAAAAATACGGACTCGGACATTGTTTACTCCGTCAGGAACTACCCAAGTCCCTGAAGAGTTAAACACTTGAATCATCCCATTTCCAAAAACCCCAGTGATGGGGTTATTCACTTGACTTACAATTGTTGCCATTATTCTGTTCCTGTCATGTTTACGTTACGACCTACGATTGTTCCCTTGGTTCCAGTAACTAGAGTACCAGTTGAATCAAAAGCTTGATA